TCTGGTGTCATCTGATCGGGCATAATAAAATCAAAGTAAAGGTTAATGAAAATATTATATTGTCCGATATATTACAGAATGAATTTTAACACTTCTTCGGGCTTTACAAAAGCATCTGGATTATGTTTGGTAAAATCCCACCATAAGAATTGATTTGGTGCTAAATAACTACGATCTTTCAGCAAATTAATGTTTTCTGGGTGGCCATATATCAGCGGATCAGATACCGACCATAATACAACGCCAGGCTTGCCACAGTCCCATGCAAGATGCTGAAAAAAACTATCACAACCAATCCATGTGCGACATTCGGCTATTAATTCTTTTAGTCTGGCGATTGGCAAGTTTTTAACAAACTCTGGCACAAGTTGTTCTTCGCCCTCAACGCCAACTTGAATAATGCGTTCATCTATCTGGGCAATTAATTCTTTCCAGTAAGGGTAGTTTTTGGGATTGTTTTTGCCATTAACCAATGGTTTGGCAAACGGGGCTATCAAAATCATAAATACAACTTCCTATACGCATCTTCTAAACTGCCAGTCCAATTCCATTGCGCCATTTTTTTGTATATATTCCATTGGTCTATATCGCCAAACATGGCTTGGGCTTCCGCAATTGATCTGCCTGGCATTATTTCAGGATAACAACTAAACACCATAGGATTGCGTATCTGAGATATAACACGCTTGCATACAATGTGATCGCCAGCACCGCAATTAAGAACCACAGGGGTGCAATCACCCAGCCCAACAATATTTCTGAAAATAGCTTCATCATGTTGATACATTCCCTCTTTAGTTTCGCTACGGATGCCGCCTTGCGGATTTTTTAAATGCCAAGTTGTTGCATATGGCACAACTAAAATTTTGTAGCCGTTAAGATACAAACCGTATGTAAATAGTGTTTCTTCCCGATGGGCTACACGGGATAACCCTAAGTTATAATCATAAACACCAGCACGGTATAAAAATGAACAATGCAAATGCTGAACTTCTTGCACGGCTTGTATACGATCCCATTGTATATTGGGTTCTTTATCTATATTTTCTACCCTACCAGTTGATTGGGAACAGTCAATTTGTAAAGGTGGAGTAAGAATTTCGCCACCGATTGCGCCAACATTGTCTGCAATATGTGATGATAATTCTTCTAATACATGGGGTTCTGGAATGGCATCATCATCAACCCGCCAAACCCATTCATAGCCCATCGTATTAGCCGCCTGATGTATATGATGCTGGCCCTTCTTTTCTGCAAACAACCACTCCCATTCCACGCCCTTAATGTCTAACATTTGAAAGAAATATTGATAAATCATTTCTTTTCGCATATCTAACGGTTCATCGTTATCATCAAATATCACCAGCTTATCTGGCAATACCGTTTGATTGATAATGGCGTTTAATACTAATGGAAGAGTAGTAAAATATCTGCCCCGTGTGGCCACAGAACATAAAATGCCTTTTTTCTGTGGAACAGAATCGTATTTAGCTATCATTAAATTAAATCGATTGAATTCGTTAATTGCTTTAGGGTATCTGGATATATTTCCGTGTTCGCCAATGTAGGAAATATCAAAACCTTTAAAGTGGCTTTCGTTTATGCCGTGAATTTTGTGATGTTCGCCCCAAAACCCTTTTGGTTCATTCCAGGGGCAAGTAATCAATAGCCGTTTGCAATGCTTCTTGAGTTTTTCGGCAATTTCTAGGCCGTTGTCTAAATGCTCTATAACCTCAAAAGCAATAATGGTGTCGTATTGTTCTAATGGATAAGTGTTGATGTCCGCATTAACAAATTTGTTAATACCATCCCATCCTTGTGCTTTAGCGTTTTCAATGATTTTAGGGTCGTAATCTAGCCCTGTATATTCAATGTCTTTTGGCAAAAACTGTCTGCCATAGCCATTGGAACAACCAATTTCTAGTATTTTTTTTCCTAGAAGATTGTCCCTAGCCCAAAAATAACGGGTTGATTCTCTTGGGTAAACTTCATCACCTTTTAAGAATACAGCCCGTTCATAGTTGTTCATCAACTCATTTACTTCATCTTGTTTTGTCATGTTTTTATATTAATTAGTGCGGATAAACGGCATCTACTATCATTCCCGCTGTTAATCCTGTTCCAAATACAATGCTTGTGCCGCTAGTTACTGTTACATCTGTACCGTTACGCATCTTAACGCCATTCAAATACACTTCGATTTTGCCAGATGTATAAGTTGTAGATGTGCTAAACGATGTTTGGCTGGCGGTGGCCGTAAATGTGTCATAAGTTAATATGCCACTACTTGTGCCTGAATATCCGCTAAATCCGCTATATCCAGAAATTCCAGAACCACTATATCCAGAGTAACCAGAATAGCCAGAGATTCCGCTACCGCTATATCCAGAATAACCCGATATACCAGATGCACCATTAGTGCCGTTTGTTCCAGAAATTCCAGAATAACCGCTGTAACCAGATTGACCAACTGCACCCGAATAACCGCTGTAGCCACTTATCCCCGAACCGCTGTAACCCGAATAACCAGAAATTCCTGAGCCACTATAGCCTGAAATACCAGAATAACCGCTAATACCGCTGTAACCCGAATAGCCACTAATACCGCTATATCCTGATTGGGTATACATTACTTGTGTAGCGGTAACAATTACACCTGGCGTTACTGGTACAGTTGGCCCAGTTTGTGCGCTAGTTGTTGCAATAGAAATAGTAGTTGCAGAAACCGCCCAAGCTAATTGCAAATAATCACCAGCATTAACAGTCAATACATAATTAACTGCGGCAATTAACGCACCAGCACCGCCATGCGCTGTACCTGGCACATTGTAAATAGAATTACTATCTGCAACATCAGAACCATTTTTTCTTAGCCATACATCAACATTATCGCCATTTGAATCTGTATTTGCGAATTGCAATGAATATTCAAGATTGTATGTGCCAGCATTTGCAAAAGTAATTTGATTGCCAGAAACAATACTTACGCCATTGGCTTCAAATTGATTACCAATATTTACAATATAAGCAGTTGTTGTGTTTGCGGCAGTTTGATTGGTGGTGTCATAGAATGAACCATAAAAACCATGTGCGCCACCGCCACCGTTTTGACCACTAAATCCTGAGTAACCAGAAATTCCAGAATAACCACTTTGACCAAGTGCGCCAGAATATCCAGAAATTCCAGAGTAACCAGAATAGCCACTTACGCCAGAACCAGAATATCCGCTGTAACCAGAGTAGCCAGAAATACCACTACCGCTATAACCGCTAAATCCGCTGTAGCCTGATATACCAGAACCAGAATATCCGCTGATGCCCGAAAAGCCAGAGTAGCCACTTATGCCCGAAAATCCTGAATATCCAGAAACGCCAGAGCCAGAGTAGCCACTATAGCCACTAACTCCCGATCCGCTATATCCACTAATTCCTGAATAGCCAGAATAACCGCTAATTCCAGAATAGCCTGATTGACCGTCTATACCTGAATAACCAGATATACCAGAAAAGCCACTATACCCACTTATGCCACTAAAACCGCTGTAGCCAGATACACCTGATCCACTATAGCCACTATATCCACTTGTTCCAGATTGGCCATCTTGCCCAGAATATCCGCTGATACCTGAAAATCCGCTGTAACCAGACTGACCATCAATTCCTGAATAGCCACTAATGCCGCTAAATCCAGAGTAACCAGACAATCCCGAAAAACCACTAATTCCAGATTGGCCAACTGCACCACTAAAACCAGAATAACCCGATGTGCCAGATAAACCTACTGCACCAGAATAACCAGAAATTCCGCTGAATCCTGAGTAACCAGAAACACCGCTTCCAGAATAGCCCGAAAAGCCACTAAAACCGCTTATACCGCTAAACCCTGACCAACCCGATACGCCACTACCAGAATATCCAGAAAAGCCGCTATAACCGCTTATACCGCTTCCGCTAAAACCAGAAATACCTGAGTAACCAGAATAACCAGAAATGCCAGAATATCCGCTATAACCAGAAATGCCTGAATAGCCACTAAAGCCAGAAATACCGCTTTGTCCTGTTGGGCCAACAATAGGGCCTACATTGTTCCAAACCGTTCCATTCCAAACATAAAGATCGCCATTGGAAGAAACAATGTAAGCATCGTTTGGCAAATTGCCTACGGCTGGTAAATCGGCTGGAGTAGCAACCGTGCCTTTGATATTAATGGATGTACCTTGCTGGCCACTATAACCACTAAAGCCAGAATAGCCACTTACGCCTGATCCGCTGTAACCGCTTATTCCGCTAAAACCAGAGAAACCAGATAAACCACTAGCACCGCTATAGCCGCTAATACCGCTAAACCCACTATAGCCAGAAATGCCAGAACCCGAATATCCACTAAATCCAGAAAATCCAGATGTACCACTAAACCCAGAATATCCACTTGTGCCACTCCCTGAGTAACCACTTGTTCCAGAAAAACCACTATATCCAGATATACCGCTTTGGCCAACTGCGCCTGAATATCCGCTGATACCGCTAAAGCCAGATAAACCTTGTGAGCCAGTTGCGCCAGAAAATCCGCTGTAACCAGAAATGCCAGAGCCACTATAGCCTGAATATCCGCTATAACCTGATTGACCGTTATAACCTGAAATACCATTTATTCCAGAGTAGCCGCTATAGCCTGATTGGCCAGATGCGCCAGAATAACCTGAATAACCACTTACACCTTGAGGGCCATATAAGCCACGATCAATGCTAATGGTTTGAGTTGCAACGGGGGTTACATTTACCGATATATTGTTCTGATCGGTTACAGTTACAGTCATCCCCATATTAGTTCACCACGCCATCAGAACGAACTAGGAATAATAAAAAGATAATGCTGTCTTGGGCTGGTGTAGAACCAGATGCGGGAAAACTGATTTTAATTCTTCCGCTAAACGCAACTGGATTGTTTGCGGCAATATTTAATTCAGGATCAAATGCCATGATTGCCCAGGCTGATTCATCAATAACCAATGTAAATGTCCCATTTGTAGGGTTTTCATTAACAATTGTTAGCGTTACTGGATCGGGTTCTGGAACATAGTCGGCAATGTCAAAAGATAACCCATAACGGGTATCTTGTAAATTCGATACTTCTCTACGAATAATCTGGGCATTAATAGTTGTGCCAGTTAGATCAACTGGTGAACCACCGCTTGCAAATGATAGATTCCAAAAAGTTCTTTGGTTGTATACAAGTTCGCCAGCAATGATTTGATTGTCAAAACCGCTTACTTGCGTAAGGGTATTTTTACTAAATAATGCCATGATTTTTCCAATTCTCGGTTAATGGCAAGTGGCACTCCACTTAGCCCCAAATCATGTTTTGTTTTTTATTATTTTACTTCAAAATTAAATAGGATTAGAAATTGTAGCTAATTCAGCAGTAGTTGTAGCAGAAGCAATAGATGCACGACCAGAATTTAAATTTGCAGTAAAAGTTGCATCATCTGGTGTATTAGCAATACCAGCCAAAGTATTAAATTGTCGTTTTTGGGCTACTTGAACCGCAGCAGCATTGAAGTCACGCAGTTTATGAGCTTGGGCTGTTGGGAAATCTACAGTAACTGTAGAGCCGTTTAGTTTCCATGCGTCAAAAAAAACGGAATCAGCACCCTGAGGTAATGTGCTGTCATCAACAATAATCGCCCCTGCTGGGCAGTCTTTTGCTAATACTTCGTTAATTGGCAATTCGCCTGTAGGGACACAGACAGATACACTACCATTTGAGTTTGTATAAATGATTATTTGTGACATTTTATTCCTTTATCTAAAAACTACAAACATTACATTTTGTGGATTTCTTGAACCATAACCAGCTTGTCCGCAAGATAAAACAAAGGAAGATGCACTTGGACTTACTAAAGCTCCGCTAGTTGGATTGACAAATGCTTGAGTAACAGTAAATTGATTTGTTCCTGTATCAACAGAATTAGTTCCCATTACTGCATAATTTGCATCTGCCAATGAACTTGAAAAGTTAGCAGTAAAATAACCAGTTGAGTTGTAAGTTACAGAACTAATGTTGTAAGAAGCATAAATTGAAATTGAACCACCATTAGAATTAAAATTGCACCACGCTTTTGCAACAGTAGATGCAGTTGCTGGTGCGCTATTTGTAATTGTTACAGAACCAGCAGAGCCTGATAAAGAAATACCTGTACCAGCCGCAACAGAAATTACACCAGCATTATTAAGAGTTACCGAACCACCCAAAGCTGGAGTGCCACCGCCAGATAAACCAGTACCAGCGGCAATAGTAATGGTTGAATTTTGCAATCCAGAATTGCTGGTTTGTCCAGAAGTATTTAGGTTATTAGCAAAGTTAGCTAAGTTAAGTGCTTGTGTCATACTGCCCCTGTTCTATAAAAGGTTTGTTGAACCAAAATGTTTAAATTGCTGGTTGGTGTTTGTGCCAAAGTATATGATGTGCCACCAGCAACCGTATAATCCACAGTTTCCAACAATAATACCCCATTATTATATAGGTTAAATGCTAATGGGTTAAATGTAAATGGGTATAAAGATTGACCAACAGTTGTATAAATATCAACATTGGCTGGTGTGCCATTTGGAACGCCCAAATTGTTATTAGTCCATTGGATAATTTCTAAATCACCAGAAACCGCATTTACAAAACTAATAGTCTGCCCAGATATATTATAGTCTTGAGCATTAATTACAGTACCGTTTAAAAATAACAATTCATTGCCACTAACTAGAGTAAACCCTGATGCTGTGTATGACCCCACATTGCTTAATGTGGCCGTATTTCTACTAAAACTATTATAAGTTCCAGAACCGCCTACAGAAGCAAAAGAAATAATAGTAACAATATCGTTAAGATTTGCCCCAGTTGCCAAAGTTACTGTTCCAGTTGATCCGCTAGTGTCGGTATATTCAGAAGGATTTAATAAACATCCATTAATTAATACCCAACAATTGCCCGATACATATTCTGTACCTCTAGTAACACTAAACACGGTTTGACCAGCAGAAGCATAAAAAGCCGTCATTGTGTAATAAAAATTGTCTGGCGGGCTAAATCCAACTACACGCCCATAAATGTCAATTGTTAAAGTGGCTACAGATGATGTCTTGGTTGGTGGGCCACCAAAATCCAATAATTGAGCCAAAGATGCAACAACTTGACCTTGTGGGTTATTAGTAATGGCAATTTCACCAGTACCAACGGTGGTTGTGCCAGTTTGAATTAATTGTCCACTTCTGGCATTAAGATCAATAATGTTATAGCCATCTTCCAAACCTTGCCAAATGGTTGGATCATAATTGCCCGTGTCGGTTGGAACAAACAAAGCCGTTCCAGCAGATAAAGCCGCATTACCTACGGCAAAGCTAACTAAGTTGTTTCCACGATTACAAAAAAGTAAATAATTTAATGTACCAGTAGTGCCAAATGCGGGAACAGCTTGATACCATGTGTAATCAGATGGATTGGTGTCAAATATTGCGGCAGATGTATTTAAAATGCCATAGTAAGTTGCCCCTCTAGGATTTGAAGTAAATCCACCGCCAGTTGCGCTGGTTGCATAAGCAATAGACAAATAACGCTGTGAATATTGGAATGTTGCTGGCCGCCAATCTAAAACCGTTGATGCTGGGCTAAACAATGATTTGGCAACACTATTAACCATGCGACTAAAAAAATACCAGTTTCCAGCGGGAATTCCTGTTAAAAATACCGTTGGCATTACTACGCTATTGCCATAAGGAATACCAGCGGGTTGAACGGAAGTTGTGCCACCCAAAATCATTTGACTTTGTGTTGGATTTGAATAGGCTGAATACCAAACTTCGGCATATTGCGTAATGCCAGCAGAACTTGAAGTAACTTGAATTCCAATAGTGGGTACTGGCAAAGAAGTTAAATTGCTAATCACAACTGGTGCTGGTATTGTTCCAAAACTATTGGGTGCTGATAATCCAGTATTTGATCCTGGCGTATATTGCGTAATGCTTGCATCGTTAAATACTGCTGGATCATAAGCCTGTAAAAGTAAATTTACAGAAATTGTGCCGTCTGATAAAAAGTTTTGCTCTACCTTCATTACCCGCATTAATTTGGCAGTCCAGCCATAATTTGCATTAGTAATGGTTACAACATCGCCAGCTTCTAATTCTAGGCCAATATAATTTACGGTTACTTGAACTTGTAAATCTAATCTAGCGGCTTTAAGAAATCTAGTAGCCAGTAATTGCGCTTGCACATCGTTATTAACCAATGGCAATTGTATTGTTTGGCTATTGGCTGGTTCGTTTGGATATAACAAAGCTGGATCAACCAAAGACAAATTAATTGTGCTTGTATTAAATGAACTATTTAATGAAATATCTGGGAATTGACATTGAGCAATGTTATAAGTATTGCTTATATCCATAGTGCTAATAGCAATTGCCGAAATCATATTAGAATCGTTAATATCCATTGCCACCGTATAAGTTGGCGTTTGGGTAATTACCGACCATAAACCATATATTTGATTAAATGTAAGCAAGCAATCACAACAATTGGTCATGTCTTGCAAATTAGTTAATACATTTTGAGTAGTATCAATTGCACCATTAAATGTAAATCTAGGTTGTGTTTCTGGCACACCAAGATAATTATTAAATGTAATTGTTTGTGCAGAATAAACATTTAATGCTGTAAGACTTGCGGTATCTATTTGCGATACTGGAACTGCACCGCCATAAACGGTATTGGTTAAATAATCATAAATAACATCGCCAGGTGCGGTTCTTGAATTAATAATTTCAAATTGTGTTTGTTGAATACTTGTAACACCAGCATTAGCGTTGTAAGTTAAATTTAATATGGCAAAAGCCGTATTAGTCATTAATTTGTTGTTATCCCATGTATATGTTAATCCGCTGGATTGCATTACGCTAATAGCGGATTGACTGCTATTTACTGGTGTATTTGATCCGTTGCTATATAAATAAATATTTATGTAGCCATTTACTTTTGTGTCTACTAAACCAGTTGCGGGATCAACCAATCCTGTAACAGCCGTGCTTGAACTTTGACCAGGATCAACACTATAAATTTCATTGCCAACCGTTACCGATGGATCAATTGCTTTATTAAAAATAATTGTGTTAGTAACAGTATTTATGCCACTTACTGTGTAATAAATTGGAGTTCCAGAATTAGCAAATGAAATTAATAAGCCAGAAGTAATTGATGTAGATAATGTGCCAGTATAAGTAACGCTATTTCCAGAAATAGTTGCAACATTAACGCTAGTGTCCGTGTAAGTTAATCCGCTAAATAAACAAAGTTTTCCACCATAATAAATATCGCCATATTGAATGGTATCTGCGCCACCACCAGTTACTTCGCACAATGACAATACATAATATAAATTTTGATTATCTGATGTAATAGATAAATCAGTAACAGTACCACCAACAAAACAATTACCATAAACCACAGGCAATTTATTATTTGTGCCTGGTTGAATTTGTAAATTTGTGCCAGTATTTAATTGCGTTTGCTGTGGGCTTTCACCAGGTTGCTTTGGTGCTGTAAGAGCAGAAATGACGGAAGAAGCCATCATTGTGATGCCCATAGTAATTAATTCGGGCTGGTCAGTAACAAACCCTACAACCGCTAGAGCCGCACCGATAATACCACCCATTAAACCACCGCCACCACCACCCATTTAGATCACCCAGTTATGTCCAGCTTTTTTTAACCCGAATCTATTAAATTCGACCTCTTTGTTGCAAGTAAATCCAACATCTTTTACTTCACCACGATCTTTCATATCGCTACCAATTTCAAGAAATTTATTTAACAATTCAACCGTAACTCTTTTTGTCAAACCGTACCAAACAATTTCTTGTAAAACAAATACATTTGGAATCCATGTGCTTGGCACTTTAACGGCCACCAACATTCCTTTTTTATTATCATCAATCAATATAAAACCAGCACCAGCCAAAATAACACTTAATTGCTTAAATACAAATTCTTTTGACCATGTAGATTGATCCACATAAGAATCGTTTGAATTCTTTTTTGCATAATCTTGTAATAATTTCCAAATTGTTTCAAAGTCAAATTTATTTGCGTATCTAATCATTGTTTCCAAAAGCATAGTATATTGTCGATATTGTAGCCACCCGATTCATTGATGTATCGCCAGGAGTAAAGTATTCCCAGCTTGCATCATTAGTAAATCTGCCAACAATTCTATTTTGTAAAATCATTTGAATGTTTGCGGCACTAACTGTAATTGTGCCTACATACATTCTTATTTCTTCCATCCATTGTTCGCTAATCTGGAAAGTGTTTATAAATCCATAAAAATACTGATACAAACCACCAGTCCCACCAGTAGTAATAAGATTTCCGTCATTGTCAAAAAACCCTTTCCACATTGTTATTTGTGCGCCTTTAAATCCCTGTCCAAGAACCGCACCTAACAAAGCCGTGTCAATACCAATTAATGTAATTGTGGTTTGATTGGCCGTAGATTTAATATCTCGTTGAACCTTGCCAATTCCCACTAATTGTCCTAAACCATCAAAAGGCTGGCTATCAACTGCGGGAATAGTTAAAGAAGATGGAGTTGTGGCAAATCTAAAAGTTTGCGTAGGCGTAACAACCCGAACAAAGTCCGCATATCGAATATTGTTTGTATTTTGTATTGGTACTATTGGAGTTGTCATAACACCGCTTCAAACGCTTTAAATTGTCCCGACCATTTGATAAATGAATCGTTGGTCATTGGAATTAAAGTATAAGTTGGATAGTTTTGCAAAATTATAGGAAATGTAACGCCAGTATAAGTATTGCCACCCATTGCTTGTGTTGTACCATATTGACCCATAACCGCAGTAATTCCTGAAGGCAATGGCCCATCAATAAGGTTTCTGTGAACTGGAATAGTAACCGTGCCAGATGATCCGCAAATTACATCATCGGTTGCTATATAAGTATATTGACCAGCTTGAATAAAATCACCAGCACGAACTACATAATAGGTTGGGTTGGCGGTTGGAACGCCAGTAAGAATTAAATTTTTAGCCGCAGATGATGTATCAAATGTGCAACTAGCAATTTGTGTTGGCGTTAATTGTCCTTGATAGTTAATGTAATTAACCCATCCAGTAGAACCAAAATTAAGATACTGTGTCAATGATTTATCATATTGACGCAAATTCGCCAGTAATTGACGATTTTGGCTATATAGCAAATAATCGTTTGGCTTAAACTCAAATTGAAATGGCACAACTGTAATAATTTCGCTAGTCGTAATTCTTTGATTACGGCTAATGGTTTGACCAACAAATCGTTGATCGTTGATCGTTACTTGTTCTGCAATAGAAAGAATGGTTGTTAAATTGGCCATAAATTACCTTGTTTGTGGCAAGCCCCGTTGTGCGTTTTGGTATGCGCCCCAAACAGCATTTTGATTCTTAGCCAAAAATTGTGTAGCAGATTGTGTGTCAATTGCAGACATACTGGCAATATATGGGCCATTATAAACTGTAGCTGGTTGCTGACTGCCGCCCATTGCATCCGCAAGTTTATTGTTTGGAATAACTGTACCAGCGGTTTGTGGGACAAACAATTCTGGGCCATTCTCGCCAACAATCGATGGAACGCCTACGGGTGGCTGACCGCCATCCGCAAAACCAAACAAACTACCAATACCGCCAGAAGCAATATTACCGCCATCTGGTGTTGGGCCATATGCACCGCCACCACTAATTGCGCCACCAATCATGCCAAATAGCTTCATTTCTTGTGCATGAAGTTCAATTTTAAGCATATCGTTAATAATGCTTTTTGCCAAATCGCCAAAGTTTAGTTTGCCAGTTTGAACAAATTGATCCAGGGCGTTAGTCATGGAATTGGTAATTGATGCAAACATTTGTTCTGCTTGTTGTGCCGCATTTTCAGAGTTTTGCACATACTGGGCGTATGCTTTTTCCCAACCATAACTAAAACTGCGTTGATGCTCTTGAGTGGCCAATGTAGCCTTAACCGTTTCTTCAACATAAAAGTTTGAAGCATCTTCAATAGCGGCTTTTTGCTTTTGCAATTGGTCAATAAGGGCTGGCCCACCAATAGTATTTTTAGCCGCTGATATTTTCTTATCAATATCATCCAGCATCTTTTGGCGTTCATTTAACACCTGATTAATGTTCTTTTCTAATTCTTTTTGATTAGTCGTTAATTCAGCTTCTTGCTGGGCTTGTTTTAACTTGGTTAAAGTTAAATCAGCCTGTTCTTTATATTGTTGAGTAAGCCCTTGTGCCGCACTAATTTGCTTTTGATTAGCGGCAATAACCTGACGGTTTGCATCTTCTTGAACTTGTGGTTTGGCTGTTTCTTTGGGCGGGTTTAAAAGTTTTTGAGCAAATAACTCATCACTTTCGGCCATTGCTTTAACTTTATCATCATATTCTTTAATATCTTCCAGAGCTTTAGTAAGATTGCCTTTCATCAAATCGCCAGATGCGGCCGCAATACCTTCTAATTCTGTAAAAAATCCAAGAACAACTGTTGATGTATATTTAAACAAAACTGCGCCAACAGTAGCAAAATCTGTAAGAATTCCAAAGAAAATGTTTAATGCACTACTGTCTTTAGTTAATGAATCGTATAGAGCATTTAAAGCTGGCAATACTGCGGTGGTAAACTCCAGCATCAGCTTGTGTGATGCTTCTTGCATTTTTATGCTTAAATCATGCGCTTGAGTAACCGCTTGGGCATATTTGTCCATTTCTTCACGGTTGGCCATCATATCTGCGGCCAAACCTTTTAAATCTACGCCTTTAATTCCACGCCCCAAAGTCTGAAAAGCAATACCATTGCGTTCAGCAGAATCTTTCATTTGCGCCAAACCTTGAATGGTTTTATCAAACAATTCCTGTTCGGATAAATGGGCTAAATCATTAAGGGTAATCCCTAGCTTTGAAAATGATTCTTGGGCTTTGCCATTACCTAAAATGGCTGATTCAATTTTTTGAGTAAAGCCAGAATAAATACGGCTAGTTTCTTCGGCATTACCACCATTTTTCATTAAAGCATCGGAAAGGGATAATACGGATGCCACGGTCACATCGTTGGCTTTGGCGGTTTTAACAATGGAATCAGAATATTCCAATGCTTTTCTAGTTAATTCGGCAAAAGCGGCAACCCCAGCAACTTCGACAAGGGCATCTTTTAGTTCGCCAACATACTTTTTAGCATCAGCAATGCCCTGTTGAAAGGTCGCAGTATCTAATCCTAATTTGACCCCCAGGCTTGCTATATTTGCCATTTATTTTCCTTTTAAAAACTGTTTTGGCACATTCGGGGACATAAGCATAAATGATAATAACTGCTCATTTATATGATCCCTTTTTGCTTCCTCTGATAATGGTGGGTAAATATAGTCGTATGCTTTTGGTATTATATCTTGTAATTTGTATGCGGTCTTGCCTTTGGCAAGCATTGAATTAAAATGCCCCGCAGTTAAACATCCTAATACTTCTAAGATTCCCCGATTACCAATTAATCCATCGTGATACATCACGCAGATGTCGGTAAATGTTTCCTCATCGATGTTTTCTGGATCAGCCCCGTTTGCAATCAAATAGGCTTTAACTTGCCTACGAACTGATCCAATTACTTTCCCTTAGTATCTTTGTAATTGGCAGAAATTACTTTATTAATTTCATCAATTAATTCAATTTGAATAGCAAAAGGGAATAATTCCTCAATCATTGGGTATGTAATAGTATTCATATCAAATTCTTTATCTTCTGGCACAAGCAATTTAAAAAATTCGGTAATACGCATTTGCGTTAATACTTTGTTTTTGGCTGTTTCTTTTAATGAACGGCCTTCAATAATCACATCATTTTTGGCAAATTCAATATTAGATTCTTTTTCAAAGTCGGCTTTTCTGTCAATAAACACTTTGGCTATTTGTGCATATTCTGCATCAACCATTAATTCATCAATAACTTTGATTCTTTCGTGCATTGCTTCATATTCCAATGTTGTTGGAACACGAACTTTAAATGTGTGGCCGCCCATTTCAAATGAACGGGTGCGTACCAATTCTTGATTTTCTACAAACTTTTTGCCTAAAGCATTTGCAAACTGATTCATTTACTTTCCTTATGGATGTTTTGATTTATATTTTTCTAGGGCTGATCCTAGTTCTGTTCCCAGATTGTCTAAAATTGCAACAGATGTGTTTTCTAATGCTGGGCGCAAATACGGTCTTGGGGCTTCTTTATGCGTTCCAAACTCAGTAAACATGGCACGGCCATCGCTTTCAATACCAATTTGTTTGATGTTAGATTTGGTATTGTGCAAATTATAGAATGATTTTTTCTTTAGTTTATTGCCTGGTGCGGTGCTTACACGCCCAATAACGATTTCGCCAGGGCTGTAATATTTAGAATTGCGGTCTTTAGAATTAGGCTTTCTGGCTTCAATTTGAAGGGATGCCCTTAATGCGCCAGTATCTAAACCGTGTCCAGGCTCTAATAACGCTTTAGCAGTAGATAAAGTTGGCCGCAATGAATGTCTAATTGCGCTAACCAATATGGTCTTTGAATCTTTAGGGCCAAAATCATCTTGGATTTCATTTACCAAGTCGGTAAATTCTTCCCAACCTTCAAAGTCAATTTTGACCGTACTCATTTTGAAGGTTTGATAAGATTATTAAATATAGAATTGTTTAAGTTTTTAACGAACCCAGTAATTTCATCTGGGGACATTGTGTCTGCATGGCGGGCCGCAATCTCATAAGCCAGATTGATTCCCATTACTTTTTGTTGTTGAAAACCAAACCAATCCTTAACTCCAGAATCGGCTTGGTTTACCAGGTAACTAAAATAATTTGCTAAGTCTGCGTTATCTTTTATTGTAGGCATTTTATTAAGTATTGTTTGACCAACCGTATTGGTTGCCACGGGGATGGATAGTAAATGTGCATTTAGCTTCTGCGTTAGGTGCAGTATCAATAGTGAACTCTGATACACGGCCATTGAAGGCGTATGCAACAGTATTAGTACCATCAACAGCGGCAATAACGAAAGTACGATCAATAATTCCGCTATAAGCATCACCACGGATTAACAATAAGCCAGCATCAGAAGGATTCCATGCGGCAACGATTGTTAATGAAGTTGGTTTGCTTTGTGTTGGGATTACATCAGATTGACGACTACCAGCAACATAGAAGTTTGCGGATGCGTCATCTTGACCAAACTTAGGGATAGCTTCAACATTTAATTGTTCGCCAGCAGAGCCAGTACCGTTAGCAACAGCACCAACAATAGAAGCAACTTCACCAGTCCAAGTAGATAATTGGGTAGTTGTTAAAGGTGTTGGAGTTGTGCCAGTCTGACACCATAACGATGCCGAAAACCCAGGTAATACTTGATTTGGAAGTGCCATTTTAAAAATTCCTTAAATAAAAGTTAATCAATTTATATTATGTTGGAATGTATAAAGTGCAATCCATAATAATATGATGCAAGTTTATCGTATTATCGTATGTATTATACAACCAATCTACATCGGCTTTTGATATTTGAAATCCGCTACTGCCACCAAAAAGGCCGTTGTAACCATGCAATGATTGTAATATGGAATTGCTTATATTGAAAGCATCATTCATATCTTGAGCAAAGACATTAATTTGAAATATAGGCTTGTCAATACCCTTGTTATTCTGATTTTGGCCAGTATAAACAGGCTGGTGAACATTCCTTAATTGCCAAGTAATAAACTTAGGCTGGCTAGCAAAATTACGGTTGAAATTGGCATAAACAGGCACAGGAGTAGCAATAGCGGCCAGTTGATATTGGATGGCTTTTGCATAATTAAGCGGATTCTGCTGGCTCATACTTGTGTGCTTGGATCGTTACGATAGCAAGTGAAAGTAATATTCATTTTATCGTTACTTTCATTGACATCCATTATTCTAAAATCATGCCCACGCCAATTAAACGCATAGCCGACTTGATTTTCCGACATTTGCAAAGTATTTGGAGTGTAATTTAATACAAACTTAACCAAATCAGCATAAACACGATCTTCTTTGGTAATGCTCAAATTATTATGAACATCCATTACTCTGGCACGGGTTTGAAACCATAGGGTAATTGCGGTTGTGGTTTGTCCAATGCTATCTGTGGATATAGCAACATTATTCACATCCACATTTTCATAGCGGACAATAGCCATTACAACACCAGCGGTTTATAGGGTCTGAGTAATTGCTCTACGCCATAAGGGATTTTGTTCATAACCCCATTAAAGGTATCGCTACGGTTGTTATAAAGATGGGTTAGCATCATTAAACCAGCTTGTTGAATGACTGGATATTGAGCATATGGGCTAGCACCAGTTGTATAAGTAACCACAATTGGGTTTGCAACAAAAGTGCTAATTTCGCTTGGCAAGCTGTTTACAATAACTTGATTTCCCGTAGGATCATAAAAATAAGATGATGGGTCAAGCAAAGTAAAGGTTGCTGGCATATTGCCATTGTAATAACCAACCGAATTAATCACAGTTCCAGCATTGTTTTGACTGGATTGGCTAACTTCTGGCAAGTCTAATTGAACTTGTGTGCCACTCATGCCATTCCAAGCCCCATAGTAGACTTTATAGCTAATGGGGAATATGGACATACCAAGATAATCCTCGATGGCCATACGGGTCGCTAATTCAAGCCCAGTAAGGTAATCATCTTGACTGGTATCGCCAAACAAGTTTAGCTGTTGGGTGATCTGATCCAAAGTAAGCCATTGCGTTTGCAAATCACGGCTTGTTTGCTCTATCTTTTCATAGCTAAAGGGGTTACGGGCTGTACCTAAATACGGCCCGTTTGTATAACTATCTAATGGCATATTGGCCTTATGATTCTAAACGGACACCAGCGAATACATCACGAATTGTAGAACATACCCGTTTTTCAGCATATAGGGTTACTGTACCTGGCTGAGTTTGCTCTAAACGCTGGATGCTAAATTCTTCGTGATCCACGATAGTTACAAACTTATCCCAGTTTGCCAAATAGATTGGAAAATTGCCACTACCAACCACTTGCATATATGGGTTAGGAATGACTGGGAAACCAAATACATGAGCCACAGCACCACCATCGGAATCGCCAACTTCAACAAATAATGGCTGGCCAGTAGAACTGGTTAATTCACGCAATGCCAAAATGGTGTTTGGGTGCATATGCCATGAAGTGCCTGGCAAACTCCAGTATTGGGCTGGCAATGCAGATGCTAAGGATGCAATATCGTTATAAACGATTGTGCCGCCAGTAGCGGTGCTAACAGTTTTAACTGTATGCAAACCGTTTGTTGGGCCAGAACCGTTTGTACCAAATGCGGCAGTTGAACCGCTTGGATAGTAATTTAAACCACGCAAACCGCTTGTTGCGCCAGTAGATGTAGTGCTAGAACCAGCTTGATCGTTATTTTGAATCATTGACAATGCTTCTTGTTGGCTAAATTCCAACATTAAATCGCCAACAATTGCTGGATCAAGGTTATTAATATCGGACATTGCGGCAGTACGAACTGGCAATTGAGCCGTAATCGCTTGTAATGGCAGTTGCCAGAATGATGTAGCAATGTTTGGAGTACCAGTATCCACATTAACTGGATAGCCCCAGGGATTTGTAGGATTGGTTGCATTACCCGTTTTAACAACAAACGCTTCATCCGAACCAATCGTAGTAATTTCACGGCTTGCCATGCGCAATGGGTTAGCCATACGCAATGATGCAAACGCATCATCATAAATAACACGACCACCAACCCCAGAGCCAGAACCTTGTAGGCCAGCGGCTTCTTTCAGGTTTACTTTTACCGCATCACCATTTTTTTCGGTAAGTGCGGATTTAATTGCTTCTAGGATTAGTTCATTTTTCATATATATTCCAAAAGATTTAAGATGGGGCGGCTTTTGACCGCCCCGCCTTCACTACATATTACGCTGTTGCAGTTGCGGTAGTACGGAAAGCAATGATGGAAAGTGGGTCTACATTTGATGTAGCCAAACGCTTTTCACCGAAGAATGTGATGTAACCAGGCAATGTCTGGTCATATCTACGCAATACCATGTTCAAACGATCAACGATGGTATGTCCTTTTTGCCAATCACCGAAATACATTGGGAACAAGTTAGCGGCTGTGTTACCAGCAAACTGACTTGGATTGTCGCAGTATTTATTAACAACAACATCAAAACCAAGCATACGGCCAACGATACCATCGTTGTCCATTGGGTGCATCCGTTCAAAAATTGGAGTACCGTTGGTGTCTTTTAAGCCACGAATCTGAGCCAAGAAAATTGGGTTTACCAAGAACTTCGCTGTTGGTGTCCAATATTGTTGTGGCAGATTGTAGATAAAGTTGATGATGTCATCATAGGTTACATTAGCCGCACCAACCACATTACCATTGCTGGTTAATTGGTCATAAACAGCCAATTGGTTCAAACCGTTTGTGGAAGCTGTACCAGAAGTACCGAAACCGCCAACGCTGATTGTGCCACCAGCATAAGAAGCATTAGCACCGTAGTTAGCATATTGGTTCAAACCACGCAAACCATTAGAACCACCGTAAGGCAAAGTTGTTGCGCCCTGGTCGTTGTTCTGGATCATGGACAAGCCTTCTTGCTGGCTAAATTCCATCAACATATCATCAACCACATTGGCTTCTAAACCATCGATGTCATCAAGAGCCGCAGTACGGATTGGGAATTGGACATTCAAATCTTGTAACACTAATTGCCAAATGTTGGTAGATTCAGTTGTTTGTGAACCGTTGTTTTGAATTGGATAACCCCATGCCGCACCAGCATTGCCAGTTTTTGCACGGAACTGATATGTAGAACCTTCAGTAGTTACATTACGGGAAAGGCCACGCAATGGGTTAATCAAACGCAATGTGTGGAATACAGGATCATAGGCTGTACGACCACCGATGTTGTAACCGCCACCAGTCAAAGCTGAACTTTCGGTTAAGTATGCTTGATATTGTGTTTCATCTTCAAACATCTTAATTTCTTTTTCAACATTGCCTTTTTTGTGGAACTTTTTGAGTTGCTCACGAACCATACGGTTTACATCTTCTTTAACCGATTTGGCTGGCTTGATGATGGAAGGTGCAGAATTGATTTCTGAAACACGGGCTTCAATAGTAGCCAATTTTTCAGCCATTTCAGCTTTAACAGCTTCAACAGCCGCTACAGCTTCAGTTTTTACTTCTTGAATCTTAGATTCATTTGATGCTTCGATAGCATCTAATTTTTCAATGATTTGTT